TAATGTCTTGTTGTGCCATCAGTATTCTCCTTAAAGTCCTAACCAGCTTTTAGCATCATTGCCTAAATCTTTAATCCACTGAGGTGTGGGTGCGTCTCCAATGCCAACTGCTGCGCCAAGAGAACCACCTAAGTTTGAACCACCCAGTAAACCTTCTACAGCATCGGCGCCTGAGCCACTTCCTAACAATAGGTCAACCAACTGGTTCCGTTGTGTTTGTTCTCCAGCAAGTCCTGACTCATAACTACGTAACAAAGCCTCAAGACCGGTGCCGCCAAGCTCTGCTTGCAGCTGAGCGCCCTGTCGTTGCCCTGTGCCTGCGATGTTAGCAATATTAGTACCAACGGTAAGGGCATCAAGCTGCTGCTGCTGTGGGACGTATGCTTGGCTTAAGAGACCTTCGCCTAAGGCCAGCTGTTGTTCTTGCTCACCTAACGCCAGTTTACGAGCTTGGAAAGCTGCTTGATTCATGGCTTCCTGTTGTGCTTGATTGTAACCAAATTGCTCTTGGTTTTGACCACCATACTGTGCAGAGGATATACCACCACGACCACGAGCAAATAAGTTCTCTTGCATTTGCAAACGAGCACGTTCTTCTTCAGGAGATTGTAACGCTCTAATCTGACTGTAAATGTCTTGACTAGCTTGATCAATGTCGCCAGTTACTCCACCAAACAAACCACCAGCCTGCTGTGTCAACTGTGCTTGCATTGCTGCTTGCTCAGGAGATAAACCTAAGTTAAAACCGCCTGTAGGAGTAGTAGTCGTAGTGCCAGCACCCGTGGTTACAGAGAAAGGCTTAAAGGTAGTACCTTGTACTGCTTGTTGGCCCATCTGCTGTGCAGCTTGATTAGACATTTGACCAAACTGAGCTGCTGCGTCAATGTCCTGCTGTCCTGCATAATAGTCAACACCAGCGCCTAAAAGACCGTTAAGGAAGTTGCCAGTGTTTGAACCAGCACCTGTCATGCCTAACATACCTGACACCGTATTAGCACCTGTTTGAGCAGCTTGATTAAAAGCTGTTTGATTAAACCCTGTAGGGCTTACATTTTGCTGAGGTGTCGTTAAAGCAGTATTAAAAGCTGATTGATTAAACCCTGTAGGGCTTACATTCTGCTTGGGTGTGTTTAAAGCTTGGTTAAAAGCTGATTGATTTAAAGCCATTAGATAAGTCTCCCTATAAGAGCAAGTATGTCAATTTTTTGAATAGAAAAGGCAGCATTGTTAATTTCAGCTTCAATGCCTACAGTTACAACGGAACCGCTGCCTGTGCTATTTACCTTTGGTGTTTGTATAACAATAGATGCAGAATATTCAGCGTCAGTGTTGTACTCCGATAATCCATACTCTGCAATATTACTAGAACCAAAAGTAAACTCTTGCTTTGTGAAAGCAGAGGTATAATCATAGCCCCAATTAAGTGTAGTTGGTGTACCCTGACCACCAATAATAGTCAAGTTAAATTTCTTCAAGAACTTTAAGTTAGCAGGACTTTGGAAGTCATTCGGGTTGCTAAAGTAACGTAGCTGGTACTGCTCGCCACCATCAAGATAACTACCATATCTTGCAATACCTAAAGCTTGTCCCATGTATAGTGTATCTTCTACAAACAAGAAGAAAGCTGTTGGCTTTAAAGATGACCAAGTAGTCACACGGAACGAACCATTCTCTAAAGGCTGTCTAACATCAAAGCAATACACAACACCACTTGCGGGAAAAGTTATTAAGTAAAAAGCATCTATTGGGCTATAAACAGCTTTGATTGCTTGTCTGTGTCCATTAGACTGTTCTTCAATTGAGACTAAACTCAATAAGTCTGTACGTACATTCTTACTTATGTCGTTTAAAGGCAAAGACTTTTGTTGTAAAAGACGACCTAAAGACATTACACCACGACTAGACAAGAACAGCAAGTCTGTACCTGTGGATTGTATAGAGTCTCTAGCAATACAACCAGTACCCTCAATAGTGTCATGGAGTGATAAGGTTGAGTTAGGGCTTTCAGCTCCCGAATAAACAACAATGTTTTTCTTGCCAAAAATCAACAAAAAGTTGTTATGTTCTGCAAGTGCAACTACTTCGTCATAACCATTAGGCCACACAGTAGTCAAATCTACAGATCCTGACGAACCTCCGTTCCAGTCGTCCCCTGCCAGCAAGGAACTCCAATAGACAGTGTATTTATTATCTACAAGATCACATGTCCATAAACGACCATAAGCGGCTAATACTTCATTACCTTGAGGAGCTAAGTTGCCACCCGTTGTGGGTAAAACCGTTAGTGTTGATGAACCTTCTATGCTTTCTAAAGGTGCGTGACCTTTTTGAAAGAAATAAACATCATTATTAAAAGACACCATTTTCCAGTCGTTGTCAGTAATAACGTAGCCAGCAGGCAGTGTACATTCAACTAAAGTAGTAGTCCCTGTAAATATTTTATTGTTACCTGCTGAAAATACAGTCTTTACGCCAGTTCGACTAACAAATTCAACCATTGCTTCAATGCCACGGCTTGTTCCTAAAACATCAGGGCCGTTAGTTGTAAGTAAGTCGTAGCCTTTCCTAGCACCTACTCTACCCAGCTGATCAATAACACAGTTGTCAGCAATAGAAGCATAAGCAGGGTCTAAGCCAATAGGAGAATCTTGAGTATTGATACCCAAAAATCCTGGAGCTGAGATAGTTACATGCTTGAGTTCTTGAGCCATTATACAGATGTCCAAATAGTTTCATCGGGATGTTGAGCAGCGTCATAAGCAACAGCGTTTGACAAAGCCTTGTCTGACAGTACAAACATTTCCAATGCGGCTGTGCCTCCTGTTTCCCCGCGCTCTCTTGCTGCCAATGCTGTAGCTAACAATATAACAGGGTTTGTAGGCACTTTAAGCTTATCGTTGTCACCAACTAAGTAACCTTGGCGTTGTACAACATTAAAGTTTAAGTCATATACTTTGTCTGGAATAGGATACACCTGAAACACATTGTCACCGTTCTCATCCAAAGACTTTAAGTTATAATACTGCGGCTGACTCTTTGGAGCATCATTGTTAAGGAACAAGTTACGCATCCAGCTGTTACCGCGCTCAGCCATGAACACATTACCTGTATCATTAATCACGTCTAAGATCTTTAGTTTGTTCTGTGAGCCAACGATAGTATATGTAGACGTGTCTGCTACTGTAGGCACAACAATAGTAGTACGAAGACCTGTCCAGTCCCACGCATCTTCGACAGTTTCTTTAGCTTCATTTACAAGCTCACCAATAAGCAAGGAGTAGCTGTTTTGTTCTACAGTTGCTACTTGGTCTTCTCGCAACCTACGCAGCACACTGTTTACTAGTTGTAGATAGGTCATCTTCTGTTCCTCTGTATTAATTCAACAAGTTCTATTGGAGTACCGCCTATCTCTGTTTCAAAACCTTTGAAGTCGGAGAATAAACTATCCGTTGTTCTAGTGGCTACTGCTAGCCTACGTGCGTCTGCTGCTTGGGTTGCCTGTTGTGCAGATAGGTTTTCAAAGCCTGACTGCAACATTCCCTCAGTAGATAGGCCAGAGGCTTTAACAGCGTCTATAACTTCGCTACCTACGTCAGCAACACCGCCTAAGATGTCTTCACCTAAGCCGCCAACATCTTTTAAGACGTCTTCTAATGTTGAACCTGTAGCTTTAGCAAAGTCTTCAAGTGTAGAACCAAGTGGTTTAAGAGCGTCAATAACGTCTTGACCAACATCACCTACTTCTCCAATAATGTCTTCGCCGACACTTGCTACGCCTTTAAGTACATCTTCAACAGTAGATCCTGTTGCTTTAGCGATGTCTGCAACGGTTTCTCCAATAGGCTTAATAAAGTCTTCTAAAGCTTTTCCACCCGTTTCGATAGCGTCTACAAGACCAGTACCTAAATCTTCTGTAAGATCCCCTACGCCCTTTAAGACGTCTTCAACTGTAGATCCTGTAACTTTAGCAATATCTGTAATAGCCGTGCCTATAGGCTCTAAAGCATCTATAACTTCTCCACCAGATGTCTCAACAACCTTAGCAACACCTTTGATGACATCTTCTACTGTAGATCCGGTAGCTTTAGCGATGTCCTCCAACTGTGTGCCTAACGGGCCTAACGCATCAATAACGTCTTGACCAACATCACCTATGCCGCTTAAAACATCTTCACCAACACCTGCCACGCCTTTAAGTACATCTTCAACAGTAGATCCGGTAGCTTTAGCAATGTCTTCTAACTGAGAACCAATAGGTTTTAAAGCATCAAGTACTTCACCACCTACAGTTTCAATAACATCTCTAGTAAGCCCACCTGCTGCTTCTACAGCCTCTACAGTAGCGCCGCCTACAGTCTTAACAAAGTCTTCTACTTGTGGAGCAAATTCTTCAATGCCTCCTTTAATCTCTTGTAGTACTTCATCATCAAACTCACGACCTAAGTCTCTAACAGTGTCTTCAAACTCACCTAAGTCTATGTCTCCAACTGTCTCAATAATCGGCTGGAAAATATTGTCATCAATAAAACTACCTACAGCTTTAACAGCGTCCGTTACAACACCTAAGTCAATATCAGGAGCTGCTTCTACAATGTAATCTAAAGCGCCTGCTTTAATAGCGTCTTCTATATTATCACCGCCAGCTACTCTTGAGGCAGCTTCTTCAACGCCTTCTACAAAAGCACCATAATCTACTACAGAATTGTCAAAGGTTGTTGAGTCTATTCCTATTTTATCAAGAACATCATCAGTGACACCAAAGCCTTTAATTAAAATTTCAGCAGGGTTGCCATCACTACCGGCGGCTGCTGCTGCTTCCATTATGTTTTGTGTTTGATCGTAGGTAGTACCAAACAAACCAACACCATTATCTATTGGCCCCATACCACCAGCGCCTGCGGAAGGAGGTTTAATAGCTCCTGCCTGTTCTAAGCCAGCACTTGCTAACGTCAGCCAGTCCCCTGCGTGCAGTGTTTGCCCATTAGCAGCTTTAGCCGCTGTTGTAGCTAATGCCACAGGTGGTAAAAAAGCACCTACAAGATTAACAACAGGGTCGTTTAAAAACCCTGTAACAGCATCTATATCAAAGTCTTCAGAAGGTTTCTTTGACATTGTTCCTAAAGTGTTATAAAAGTACTCGTCTTTATTTTGAGCAGGCATAAAATCTACGTTATCAGGAGTTAAAACTATTTCATGCGGTTTTGAACCTGTGTCTTTCGCAGGATAACTATAAACTTTACCGTTTTCTACAAAGAAAGGAGTGTCGGGTTGTTCCTTCCTTAAGAAATTAACAGCGGACTGAGCGTGTTCTTCTTTTGTAATTTCGCCTTTCTTAGCTTGGTCATATAAAAAAGCTAAAGCAGGTTTTGGAGTTAAAGACTGAAAAGTGCTTTCAAACTCTTGTGGATTAGTTTCTTTTAATGTATTAAGATTATTAACCGCTTCCCCTAAAATTGCTGTGGTGTTTTTAGACCAAGGCTCCTTTTGTTGTTCTGGAGTAAGTCCATACTGAAAACCAGATTGTATGTTAGCGGAATTTTCTGCTGCGTCCTTTAAAAAACTTAAATCTCCCGTAGCTAACTTGTCGCTATATTCTTTATAACCAGCAGTTAAATCAATTTGACCAAATTCGTTTTTAGGCAGTCCTTTTACGCCAGAAATAACTTCTTCGTTTAAACGGTTTCTTTGATCAGTTGTAACTCCATAATAAGGAGACGCGGAAGTCTCACTTACTACAGGCTCATTAGTTCCCTGTTGTGGAGTAACACCGTAGTCTGGGAATAGTTGAGTAGTGGTGCGATCTGAAGATATAGGAGTTATGGCCTGATCTAAAGAATCAACTTTAGGAATAACAGCCGTAGGTGTGATAGTAGAAACAGGAGGAGCTACGTTACTAATGGCTTCTTGAATAGGGTCTACAGGTGCAGCAGGTGCAGTAGTTTTCGCGAGATTAGCGAAGTAGTCTGCATCAAGACCACTTAAGTCAAGATTACTAAAGTCAAAATTACCAAAGTTAAAAGACATCTTATTTCCTCATCTTCATAATTTTGTCAACGCCACGTATACCGAAGCTTGATGATATAGCAATAAACAATAAGTATTGATACCACTCAGGGAGCTTTTCTAAAGCTTCGAAAGCTGTAGCTACTCTGGCAATAACAGTAATATCATTAGCAGCAATAGCGTAACCAATCATGAAAATAGGAATAGCTAAGACAATAGTCCAAAACTCGTCCTTCCAGCTCTCACTAGACGCACCCGCCATCTTAGATTCCCAATCAGCATCGTTCTGTATTACTGACATCTTAGCTTGGTGCTTAGCTTGCTTTTCTTCAGCTTTATTCTTTAAGAAATTACCAGCTAAGTTAGCGAACGGCCCTATTAAAGTAGTTAAGATACTCATCTATTATACACCATTTAGTCTTTGTTGTCAAGCTGTTTTTTTGTTCCTTTAACTATACTTTGTACAGTATCTGACTCATATATACGTATACCTAACCAGATTATAGTCAGTATGGAAGCTGTTGGAGGTAGCCATGCAGCCATTGACATTACAGCAGTAGAGGCAGCTGCTATGTCCATTGCTTCTTTTGTAGACTCGACCATTGTACTTTCCTTGTATTAAGAGTTAGTTAAATAAATGATAGAGTATATCACCACTGGAATTACTGCGATGGCTATGCCTATGACAGTAATGAATTGTTTAAACATTTTTATGTTATTGTTGCGTTTTAGTACAGCAAGACGAGCACTGCGGTCACGCTCTTGTTTACACTCTGCTTGAAACTTTAAAAAGTCATCATACATGTCAGGACGGCCTGCGTATATCATATACTCTCGCAGCCATTCTTCCTGCTCTTTGATCTTCTCTAATGCCATGAAAGCATCCAAGTCACTTTTGCCCTTGGACGCTACACGTTTGGCTATTACACTCTTGTTATCAAAGTACTTCTTAGCAACATTGCCACACTCATACAAGTCACGGCCATTACTTAGTGCTGTCTTTAGTACGCCGAAGGCTGCATTGGCTGCTGCTATTTCTACTAACATTTTACATCCTTATTACCAAGGTGTTCCAACTACTGAAGCAGGTGCAGCCATCTCAGCAAGCTGTACATCAAGACCAGCTTCCAGAGCTTCTACGTCCATAGACTCTTGCACCCAGCCAATGACAGCTTCTTCATTGAGAGCGTCAAAGGCTACAAAGTCTACTTTCTCTACGTCAGGTGTAAAGCCACAAGTGCCATAAGAGTTTGCTGTGTGGTCGCCTTCGGTCTTGCTGCAACGCCAATGGGCTACAGTTACGCCGTCGTCTGCTGTGTTGCGTTCGAGTGTTGCGATTGTCCAGTTCATTCTGAAGCCTCC